GAATGATTTCTTCTTTCTTATCTTTCGAATCAATGACTTTTATCTCTTCTACTTGCACTGTAGGCATGTTTTCTTTAATCTCCTGAACTACTTTTTTTGGTCTTGCCATGAAACACCTCTTGTTATGGTTTCATTCGCAATATTTCAAAAAGTATCTATAAGATAAAGAAATATTTTACTTTACACTAGATATCCGGAATTTCCGGATATCTGAATTCGACGGAATTTTAGATTATTTCTAGAGAGGAAATAGCTGATGTTACTTCTACGAATAAAAGTTGTATCTATCGGGAAATCTACGAATATTTTCTCTATAAACTCCTAAAATTCAATGACTTATGAAGAAAAAATAGTGGAAGATTAAGAATATTTTACGAATAAAAAAAGGGCCCATCAGAACGAGGGGCCCTAAGAAATGCCATTTTAAGGCTTTAAACTAGATGGATTGCCCCTTTCGAGCTATCCATGAATAGTTCTTCGACGCAACTAGCATCCCAGTGTCAATCAGGACACCTGTCGCAGAGACGTTGGTTGTAGCATCATCAAGAAAGTTCGCATAAGGAGCTGTGGCTGCTTCCCCTACAGGAACTACTTCTGGGACATCTACACCAAGAGCCGCAACAGCACTCGTCGGGAACGTGAACGCCGTCATGCCAACACTATTGATGTTGAGCGTAATAGTGTTCGTACTGCCGGTTAAGGCAGTCCCGATAGCTGTAATGGTTCCTGTCAACCCATTGAGTTGAATGGTCCCATACTGAGCGGGTATCTTAAGGCGGACTAGCTGTCCAACAGTAAATTGATGGGTTACGTTCATCAGAATTGTGGTTGTGACGCCCAATCCTATGTTCGTAATCCTTCGAGTTACGGGGTAGTATCGAGGATTGAAAGGAATTATCCTCGCAATCACCGAAGTTGCTGGAGCTGCAAAGGCCAGTTCTCCTACCCCGCCACCAGCTGGCAGGTTTGTGATTGTTTGTGTCGCGCCAGCTGCGGTTGTGTTGGTGAAATCCCAACCAGCAATCTGCAGCATCCCAGTTGTGCTGTAGACTCTCATGATATCACCGACACCGGCCGTAGAAGCCGATGTGATAACAGCAGGAGTTGCTGCGGTTATCCCAGTGCCAGCTGCAGTCGCAGCCCCTGGAGTTTGATTTCCGCTATCTGGCACAAATGAGAAACCAGACGTGATATTAGCGGCCGTATTGAGTCCATAACCCGCGCCGGTTCCCGAAAGGGTGATGGCACTATGATTAGGCATCGAGGAATTACCAAATGCCTTGACGATAGCGGCGGGAGTATTAGTCACCGCCATTATGTCAGTAAGGTTAATTAACTCAATATCGTTGTACCCCGAAGGAATCGAGATAGCAACTGGAGCTAAAGTAGCTGACGTTGAAAACGTACCCGCCACTTGAGCATGAATAGGTGTACTCATATTTTTTCCTCCTTATGCCAACGTGCAGCGAAGATTTAGAAGCCATTGATCGTTGAGGATACGTGGGACCTCAGCGAACTTGTACCCTACACTAGCGTTGAGAGCCAGTGGTCCGTCGTAGATGGGTGGTCGGTAAATGAACTGAGCCGAATACCCGTCTTGCTCTACTGCTGCAAAGGACTCGCGCCCGCAGCAAAATATGTTGTAGACATTCGCACCCATCGCAGAAGCTGATGGAGTTACTGAGCCAACTGAAGACAATAAAAATCTTAAGTTTGCAACAGACCCCCATTCGGCATCTAAAGTACTTTGTTGATTTGGGTAATTCCATTTTTGAATAAACCCATTGATATTGTCCAATTGACCGATAAGGTCAGTGTGACCAAGACCAAAATACGCATCGCGAACTGGTGCGCAACCGAAACGGTTCTCGCCCTCAATCCCAGTTATGAAGCTATACGCGTTATTTCCACGTAAAGTTCTAACTACAAAGTCTATGTCTGTGCGTGAGATCTCTGTTGGATTATCTCCATCAGATCCCCCCACAGCATTCACGAAGGTCGCAGTTGATTGGAGCATGTCTCTCATCAGCTGGTCTTCGGTTTGTCTTAAGGACACGCCTAATCTTTGGGCGGCCTCGTTTAATACCATTCTGTTACTTTTATGACCTAAGTTAACTTAGGCGGGACAGCCTCTTCGGACCATCCTCAGCAGTTTTATATATAGCTGCTGTTCAGACTATCGCACACCTTTTCAGGTCCAACACACTTAGTCGTTCAGGCTGTATGAAATTTTTTATAAGATCTAGAATTTTTTTGTTATTTAATCTGGCGAACTCATGACTGCATTGATCACACAGAGTATATTCTAAAAAATAATTGTTTCCTGCTCCCGGAGGGAGAAACTTTTTACACTTATTACATTCCATACTTGCCCCTTGTTGTCCCCAGCCTACGCTGCGAGGAGTTCCAAGTCAATCAGTGTCGGTTTATAGACCCCATACATCTTAGGGTCTTGGTTTTGTAAAGTTACTTGTTCATTCAAAAGAATATAAGTACCGTAAAAATCCATCTTGGCATCAATATTCAAAGACGAAAGTACCTGTGGAGCTACTGTTACACCAGAATTTCCAAGAGGCACTGGGGCAGTGGCCAATGGATTGTAACGTCTAAATCTTAAAGTTGTACCACCATTCCTTGGCATAGCCTTAAGCTCTGCAGGAATTTTGTGGATCATGTATGGCACCGGCACCGACAAGAGTTTAAATGAAAAACTCTGTTGGATGGGCGCGGGTAACGAACTTGTCGTAGTTACGCTCATAAATTATTTTAATTCCAAATAAAAAAAAGACCCAGTCTTACCCAGCCTTGATACTGTCCTGCATTTCTTTATAGAGCTGCTTTCGTAACTCAGGTGTCAGGCCATTTTCGAACTTATGAACCTCGCCTATAGCGCTTGATTTCGTCACCGACTGGACTGAAACAGGCTTTTTGGAATTTTCTAAAGCTTTTGCTTTTGAAGGTTGGTTTTTAGCCATATCTCCTATCCCTGTTCTTTTAAGCAATTTATAGGCTGCTACGGCTTGCGCATACGGGTCATGAGCCAAGGCATATAAAGACTGTGCAAGTTCTGGATCTTGTGTTTTCAATAGGTCAATATTTTCTCTTGTTACAACGTTCTCATAATCAGGAAACCTGTTCTTCAATCGTTCATCAACAGTAGAAGCTTCCCTCTCTCTGATCGCGTCCTCAGCGACCTGCCTCGCCATACGCTGTGCAAGCGCTCTGGCTTGCTTTGCTGTGACGATATCGTCATCCGAGAGTTTTGCTAGGTCGTCCTCTTCGATAGGTTGCGCCTGCTGCTGCTGCATTCTTGCTATCAGTTCTTCTTGGTCATGAGCCTTACGTTCTAACTCTTGCATTTTTCGACGAGTCTCGGCCCAGTTATACTCCTGGTCACTGATCGGGCGACCTTGAGGCTCCTGGACGGCTTCTTGTCGAACGTCCTGTTGTTGTTCTGATTCAGTAGGCTGAGCGACGCCCTCTGTAACGCTCTGATTTTCTTCTTCAGTCATCAAACATTCCTTGAGCTTGCGATGCTCCACTACGCTATTTGTTGGATTAAAGACGCTAACGACCGTCAACGATGTATTTTAATCCAATAATTTGTTTGATATATGAAGACGAGGATTTTGTCAAATATTTGTTTTCGTATACATTTTTTGGACATGGGAGTAGGATCATGCACACGAAATGATGTTTTCTTGGACATGATGAAAAAAATTGAATGGATTGATGTAACAGACAGACTGCCTGAACCAATGGTTGACGTTTTGGTGTACTGTATTAGTTTCGGAGGAGAAAATACTACTTTTGAAAAATACGAAGGATATTGTGCAATAGATAGACTGCTACCGGTTGGGTTCAGAACAGATATATTTTTTAATTCAAAAGTGACCCATTGGATGGATCTTCCTGATCCACCTTATGATGATTTTCTTGACTACGTCAACAGATTAAGACAAGACACGAAATGAGGATTAGACTGGCAGCCTATACCAGACGGGCCCCAAACCCATTCTACGCATGGTAGACGGGCAAAATCTTACGCAGTAACAGCATCGGTTGGCTTATCAGGCTTCCCGACCTTTGAAAAGTCACTCCTCTTCTTAGCCGTTACTTCCCACCGCTCCAGAAGTGCCCTTACCTCTGGCTCAGAGCCAGCATTGAGCGTGATCTCTTCCTTCTGGCTTAGATAAAACTTGCCAAGCCATATGAGCATTGCAGGATTGCCCTCTAGGGCTTTCTGGAATTGAGCACGCCGAAGTGACTTCTTGCCCAGCTCACGGCCCTCTTTTACCAGGACCGCATAATTTCTCTGTATTGTATCAACGCTTACGCGCATCACAGCTGCGATCTCGATGTCTGTGCACTGAATCTGCGCTAGCTCCCTTATTTGTTCTTCATCAAGTTCTTTCTTAGGACGTCCTGCGCCTTTCTTGTTCATACTATATCCTCAGGTTATATTTGTGATGATATAGGTTTATGGAATTATGTCAAGGATTTCTTTTTTTCCTAGATACGCGAGAAATGGTGTTGTGTTAAATCGCTAACCTGTTGTATTGTTGATATGCAATCAAAACAGCCATAAGGCAAAAGGCAAAAGGAGAAAAAATGGATGATCTTAAGATGACCCCAGATATCAACGGTAGAGCAAGGACGCTATCAGACGGTCATTATCTTTGGGACTCATTAGCCGATGTCAGCTACAAAGACTTGACGAACGGACAGCGTATCTATCAAGGTCAATATTTAGATCCAGTTACTGGACGAGAGACGGAAACATATCCTGACAAGGAGTCATATTCTATTTTTTTAAATCGAGTCTGTGATTATCTAGAAAACGAAAAAAACAAACTTCGGGAAAAAAATAGAAAAGAGAACGAA